ATGACGGAATCATTGAACCTTCTGAAGATTGGTATACAAGTTTTGTAAATATGATTCTTGGTCATGTAGCCGAAGCAAAACAGTATGCTGATGAAGCTAAAGAGTCTGCTGCTTCTATTAATGTAGATGATATAAAAGCAGATGTAACCGCTTCTGTAACAGCAAATTTAAATCAGACTGTAGCTGCTTCTCTAAAAGATTACTATACAAAAACAGAGATTGACCAGACTGTTGAGGAACTGAACACTGCTATCTCAGGTATTGATAGTCTGAAAAATCTGAAAATTGAATATGATAATACTTCTGGACATCTTGTATTTAAAGATAAAGAAGAACAGATTGGTGAAATCACTATTAACAGTCTTTCAAATCTTGTTGTTGAATATTCTGTAGTGAATGGCAAAGGTTCTCTCGTATTCAAGAATGGAGAAACAGAGATCCAGACTGTAGAACTTAGTTCTATTGAACCGTCTGCCGCATGGACTTCTGCTCTTAAAGAGGACATTTCTAAGAGTACAGATGAAAAGCTCTCTCCTGTTGTAGATCGTGTGTCTGCTCTTGAGACTGCAAAAGATGACCTGGCAGGCAAAGTTGAAACAAATACAACTGATATTTCAGGTCTGAAAACAGATGTAGCTGGATTAAAAGAATCTAACGAAACAATTTCTGCTACTACTACAGAAACCAAAAATACGGTAGATATTCTGAAGCAGAATGTTTCTGGTTATGATTCTCAGTTTGAATCCATCAATAGTGACATTACTGCGATCAATGAATCTATTAAGGATTTAGGTAAAAATACAGGTCATGAGTATGACGTTTCTTATGAAGAAAATGTTTTTACTCTGTATGAAGATGATGTAATTAAGAAACAGTTTACAATCACTGGTGGCTCTGGACCATCTGACACTACTACGGTCACAATCGAGAGAATTACAAGTTCTGATGCGATCTTCTTAGCAGGAAACTCTGCAGTGATCGAGTATAACTTTACCTCTGTAGATAATACAGGAGATACAACCGGTAATGGTACTGCTACATGGCGTGTCGGAAGTACAACAGTTGCTACTACTGTAGCTGCTCAGGGTAAGAATAGTTTTGATATTACACAATATCTGAAAAATGGTGCAAACTCTATCAGACTTTCTATCACTGACAGTTTTGGTACAATCGCTACTAAGACTTGGACCATTACAATTGTTGACTTTAAAATTGAGAGTATTTTTGATGATACACTCTTCTATTCAGACGAGGTAACATTTAGATATACTCCATATGGTGATATTAATAAGACTGTACATTTTGTTCTTGACGGAAAAGAAATTGCAGGAGTTGAAACAACTGCTTCTGGTAGACAGATGACTTATACTCTGGCAAAACAGAGTCATGGTGCTCACCTTCTGAAAGTGTATATGACTGCAAGTATCAATAATCAGGACGTAACTTCTGAGTCAGTATATAAAGATATTATCTGGGTTGAACAAGGAAATACTACTCCTATTATTGGATGTTCTATGGTTGAATTTACTGCAAAACAGTACAATACAACAAGCATCAAATATGTTGTATATGATCCAGAACATAATCCTGCTACTGTAAAACTCTCTGTTGATGGCAAAGTTGCTTCTACTCTTACGGTTGGAAGAACTGCTCAGATCTGGAGCTACAAGTCTACCGCAATAGGCAAACAGTCTCTTACTATCAGTTGCCGTAGAATCACAAAGATTCTTACTGCTACTATTGAGAAACTGGATGTCAATGTATCTCCGGTAACTACAAACCTTGCATTTGACTTTAATCCATCTGGTAAAAACAATGGTGAAGCTGACTGGCTGAAGATCAATGATAATCTTACAATTGAAGTGTCAGATAACTTTGATACAACAAATGGTGGTTATCAGGTCGATGAAGATGGAGATACTTATTTCTGCGTAAAAGCAGGAACTGCTGCTACTATCCCATATCAGTTATTTGCTGATGATGCAAAGAAAACTGGCAAGAACTTTAAATTCATTTATAAATGTACAAATGTAAAGAACTATGAAGCTCAAGTACTCTCCTGTTTTGCAGATAATCTTGGTTATACTGTAAAAGCTCAGGAAGCAACACTGAAATCTGAACAGAACGAAATCTCTGTCCCATATTGTGAAGATTACTATATGGAGCTGGAATTTAATATTCTGCCGGACAGTGAATATACAGAAATGGTTATGTGGGTTGATGGCATTCCTACAAGAGTAAAACTGTATGCCACTTCTGATAGTTTCACGCAGACAAATCCTGTAGGTATTACAATCGGTTCTGATGACTGCGACGTTATTGTATACAGAATAAAAGCTTATACAATGAACCTCACTGATGATGAGATTCTGGATAACTTCATTGCTGATGCAAAAAATGCAAATGAAATTATCAACCGATACAACCGCAATGATATTCTTGATTCTTCTGGTGGACTTGATCCTGATGTACTGGCCGAAAAATGTCCAGACTTGAGAATCATTAAACTGGAAGTACCAGTATTTACAACTGGTAAGAAAAATAAAGTACCATTTACATCTGTACAGCAGATCTATAAGAATGGTCGTCCTGTTGATAACTGGATCTCTCGTGATGGTATTCATAATGGACAGGGAACCTCTTCTGAATATTATGGTGATTCTGGTCGAAATCTGGAACTTAACTGTAAGAATGGATTTACATTCGCAGATGATACAACTGCCAATGTTTATTCTATGGATGAAAATGCTATTGGAATCAACTATTTCAATGTCAAAGTAAATATTGCTTCTTCTGAGAATATCAATAATGCAGGTCTTCAAGGAGAATATCAGGAATTCAACCCATATATCCGTCCTGCTAGAAAGAAAGATCCTCGTGTACGTGATACTATGCAGTTCTATCCTTGTGTTGTATTCTTAAAAGAAACAGATGTAGATAATGCTGTAGAGTTCAAAGATGGTCAGTGGCACTTCTATGCTGCAGGTGATATTGGTAACAGTAAGAAGAATACAGTTGCACAGGGAATGGATCCAGAGAATCACAAAGAATTCATTGTTGAAGTGTCAAATAATACTGATCCTCAGTGCCGTTTCTTATCTGATGACTTATCAAATGAAGAATGGGGTGGAGATACTTCATTCGAAATGAGATATCAGAATCCAAATTGTACAGAAGAAGAAATTCAGGCTGGCAGACAGGCTTGGAACGATCTTTTGACTTGGGTTGTAAATGCTGATTCTGAAACATTTGTAAAAGAGTTTGAACAGCACTTTATTAAAGACTCATTACTCTTCTATTACTTATTTACCGAAAGACATACTATGGTAGATAACAGAGCAAAAAATACTTTCTGGCATACAGAAGATTTGGTTCACTGGGATTTATGTATGGATTATGATAACGATACTGCAATGGGTAATGATAATGAAGGTGGATTAACTCTTACTTACGGATATGAAGATACTGATACTATTGGAACAAAATCAGTCTTTAATGCATCTGATAGTAAAGTGTTCTGTTATATCAGAGATTACATGTTTGATGATCTGCAGAGTATGTTCCTTCAGATGGAGGCCAAACTTACATGGTCTGCAAACCGTATCTTAAATAAATTCGAAACTCTTCAGAATTATAAACCGGAACGTCTCTGGATCGCTGATATGAGAAGAAAGTATTTCAGACCTTACGAGGATAAAGGTACGACTTCTTATCTGGAAATGATGAACGGAAGCAAGAAACAGCAGAGACGACAATTCCAGAAATATCAGGAGAAATATATTGCATCTAAATATGTAGGTTCTACTACTACCTCAGATGTAATCACAATCCGTGGTTACACTCCAACAAACTGGACTGGTGTAAAACCGGACGGTACATTCCATATTGTTCCTTATGCTGATTCTTATGTTGATGTAAGATTTGGTTCTAACCTTGTTCGTCAAAGAGCTAAGAGAGGTCAGACTTATACAGTCAAATCTCCTATTGCTGCTATGAACGATACAGAGGTCTATGTATATAATGCATCTTTGATGCAATCCATTGGTGATATTGCGCCATTCTATCCGGGATATACAAATTTCAATCAGGGTGTAAAAATGACAGACATTCTTATTGGTTCTGATGTTGAAGGATATCAGAATACAAATATGAATGATTTCTCAATCGGACAGAATGTTCTTCTGGAACGACTGAATCTTGAGAATCTGCCAAACCTGAAAAAGACAATCGACCTTTCTAACTGTAAAAATCTCGAAGAGTTTCTAGCAGAAGGATCTGGTATTACAGGTGTTATCTTTGCTCCTGGCGGAAAGATTGAAACTGCTCATCTTCCTGCCATCGCATCTCTTACCGGAAAGAACCTGTATAGATTGACCGATCTTACTATAGCAAGTTATGCAAATCTTACTACTCTGTCTCTTGATAACTGCAATACTTTGGATGCAAAAGACATTATCAATAAAGCTACTGGATTAACCAGAGTTCGTGTAACTGGCATCAATTGGGAACTGGACGATACTACTCTGCTTGACAGATTAGCAAAAATGACTGGTATTGATGATAACGGATATAACTCTGTACATTCTGTTCTTATAGGAACTGTACACATTCCTGTTATGAGACAGCAAAGGCTGGATGAATTCGCTGAATTATGGCCAGATTTAGAGATTACCTACGATTCAATTATCACTCAGTTCAAAGTAACATTCGTCAACGACGATGAAGAAAATACAGTTCTTGATATCCAGTACGTTGATAAAGGTGCAAATGCAGTTGATCCTATTACAAGAGAAATTGATCCGATTCCTACTCCTACCAAAGAAAGCACAATCAAACTTGATTATACATTCAAAGGCTGGGATGGATCTCTAACTGGAATCTTCGCTGACAGAACTATCAAAGCTGTATACAATAGCAAAGTGCGTGAATATACAGTAAAATATGTTTCTAAAGGATTAACTCTGCAGGAGTCTACTGGACAGTATGGTTCTTATATTAAGTATGAAGGTGACACTCCTACTTATACTGCTGAGGAATCTGCTTATAAGTACAATCTGTTTAAAGGATGGGATAAGTCAGGATTTGTCGATGGAAATAAAACGATCAATGCAGTATATGAAACCTGCGAATACGTAGATGGATACTTTGATGGTAAGGATCTGGCCAATATGACACAGGTTGAGCTTTATACTCTTATGAAAATGGGACTTGAAACAAAATCATTATCATTAAAAGATACATTAGATTTCAAACTTGGTGTTGATTATAGCTATGGCGACATTGAAGAGCATGAAGTTATTTCAGTTGCGACTAAATTTGATGGAACAAACTATATTGACACCGGATTAAAGATCATGGAAAAAGACAGAGATTTTACAATTGCTATTGACTTTGAATTTGATTCAGGAAATAGTGTAAACTCCACTCTTGCACAGTGCTTCCAGGGTGACGGTTCTAATGGATTTAGACTCTGGTATTCTCAGGAACCTCGTTTCTCATGGAATACTGATAGTATAGCTCCATCTGCTGGAACAAATCGAGAGATTATTGTATTCCGTCATGAAGCTGGAAGTCAGAAGCTTTATGTATACAATTCAAACATGACTGGGAAAGAAGTGTCTTCTACTACTCTGAATGCGATTAGGATTCCAGAGCATAGTTCCACTCTCGTATTTGGATGTTCTAAAGCTGACGACGGAGCATATGAAAACTTTGCAAAAGGCACTGTACATTGGGCTAAAGTCTGGTACGCAGATCTTGGTGAAGAACAATGTATGGATATTGCTGCATGGATCCACGAAATAATCCCTATGGAAGTGGCTAAGTTTAAAGGATATTATCTGTCTGACGTTACTTCAAAGAGAGCTAACATTACATTTGTTGCTTCTAATCTCCTTGGTACAGAAAAACCTTATAATAATAAGAGCACAAATGCAGGTGGATGGGCTGATTCTACATTAAATACATGGTTGAATACTCGTATGGTTAAGGCAATCTCTCCTTTATGGAAAGCTCTGATCAAACCTGTAAAAGTATACTCTTCTATTGGTAATAAATCTAATGACACTTCTGTATCTAATTGCAGATTCTATGTTCCATCTCTGTACGAAGTTGATCCTACTGCTACTTCTGAACCATATATTTCTGAAACAAATGCTCCTATTGCTTATTTCACAGATGATGATACCAGAAAGAAAGCAAAACCTTCTATTCCTGCAGAGTATAAATCTTATTGGACCAGATCTCCAAATGCTACAGTTGCAAACTGGTTGTATACGGTTAATGAATCTGGTGCAACATATGGATTCTCTTATCCAGGACAGAATTCTGGAATTTTACTTATGTTCTCAATTTCATGCGAGGGGTAACTATTCCCCTCTTATAAGGAGGATATCACATGTATTATAAAGTAATCAAAAATGATGAAGTCGTAGATGTCCTTAATCATATCCTGTATATCAAATATCAGGAAAAACATAGTCTGTTGCTTCTATGTGATATCACAGAAGCACAGGCTATTTTAAGTTCAGACGGAAAATATGGATGGCACATTGAAGGTCTCTATAATTTTCCGCCTGATAATGACATTTATGCAATAAAAGAAATTTCAAAATATGAATATGACAAATTGAAGAGGTGATCACAGTATGGCGTTAATTCCAACCTGGTATTCTGCATCAACTAAGCAAATTGCAGAAAAGGCTTTACAAAGAGGGGTGCTAAAATACCCAGGACTTTGTTACATCCAAGACAGTAAGAGTATAGCGTGGGTGACCATCGACAACACATTAGAATATGTCAAAGGAGATAAACAGATTACAGATGTAAAATGCATCGGATCAAATCTTATGTTTTTCTCTGGAGATAAACTGCTTTTCTCTTATGACATATCTATGACTGATGAAGATAAAGATCATATTATTGAAGAGGTCAAGAAAACAATCGGATTGGATAATTATGTCAAATCTTCTGAGCTTTCTACTCTTTTAGATAATATAATCGGTAATCTTGAAGATAAGTCCACTGTTGTAGACTATATCAACAGCTTATCTTATAACAAATTATTTGACGTACCTATTGTAAATCTTATAGGTACACTTACTGTTCCTGTGAAGATATCATCACTCGATGATGGTATTTATAAAGTAAAAGGCCAATGTATCATTGGCGGAAACAATACTACTGTTCAATCTTCTGCAGACGATGTTCTGTATCTTGTATCTCATGATGCTGATACTTCCAGCACAACAATCACAAAAATGCAAGGAAAATCTATTACATTGTATTTCATTCAGCAAGATGGTGAATATACGACTGATCGTTATGTCACTGAAAGCTGGATTAATGAACAGAATTTTGCAAATGCTGATTCTGTAAAAGAATATGTTTCAAATATCATTGAAGAAACTGTTCTGGATGTTTTAGATGATCATATTGACGCTGCTTTAGAAAGAAAACTTGGAGGTATTGATTCCGAAGATTTAACAAATATATTTCAAGGAGGAAACTAATTATGGCAAAATTACAGTTCGCTACACTTTCTAATCTTCAGGAGTTCTTAAATCTGCATAATGTACAGATTGACTCAAAAATCAGTGAAGCTGTTAAAAGCTCAATTAAAACAGTATCTCAGTCAGAAGACGGATACACACTTTATTTCTACACAAAAACTGCTCCAGTAACTATTGATGAAGCAGCATTCACTATTACTATTCCTCAGCCGACAGGAAAAGCAGATAAGGTAAAAGGAGCTATCTCCGGACATCTTGCAGGTCTTGATGCTAATGGTAATCTTGTAGATTCTGGAAAGGCGGCTACAGATTTCGATGCAGCCGGAGCTGCTAACACAGCAAAAACAGAAGTAATGTCTTATGTTGGTACTATTCCTACTGGTGCTAAAGCTAAAGATGTAGTTTCTTATATTAAAGAAGCTGTAAAGACAGGCACATATGATGATTCTGCTCTGAAATCAAGTGTTGCAGCTAATACCGCAGCAATCAGTACTCTTAATGGAACCGGGGCTGGATCCGTAAAGAAAGCTGTTTCTGATGCAGTTGCTCAGATTGTTAACGGCGCCCCAGAAGCATATGACACACTGAAGGAAATCTCTGATTGGATTTCTTCTCATGCATCTGATGCAGCAGGAATGAATAGTCAGATTACTACCAATAAAGAGGATATCTCTAAGCTGAAAACACTTATCGGTACTCTCCCAAACACAGCAACATCTAAAGATATCGTAAGTTATATTGCTGAATATGTTTCTAAGGCTCTTGCAGATTCTGACCTTTCTCAGTATGCGAAAGCTGAAGATCTGACAGCCGCTGTAGGAAGAATTGATGCTATTGAAAAGAAATTACCTACATTAGAAGCTGCTGATAAAAAGAATGCTGGAGATATTACTGCTGTTAAAGGCAGAATGGATACTGCCGAAGGTAAGATTACTGCTCTTGAAAAAGATCTTGCCGCTGAAAAACCGAAGATTGCTAAGAACACATCTGATATCACCGCTCTTAAGGGGCTTGTTGGAGATGGATACGAAGCAATTCCAAGTGCGTCTATCAAAGGTTTATTTAGTGCGTAAAGTAAGGGGTTACTCCCCTTGCTTTCATTAAAGCGAAGGGATGTGCAGATAATGAAAGAACAATTTCTTAATTTACAAGGTCTTACTGAGCTTGTTGATTATATTAAAAAATATATAACTGATCAGCAAGAAGTCATCCCTTATGCATCTTATACATTGTTTCCAACAATTGGTAAAACAAATGCAATTTATGTGGACACAACCACAAATGCAATCTATAGATGGGATGATAATAATATCAAATATTATGCATTGGCATTTGATCCTGAAAAGGAATTCATCATGCAATGCGGTAGCTCGAAAGGATGATGTGAATGGCTACACAGACATTGAATACTCGTATCGCCCTTAAATCGGACACAACCGCTAATTGGGCGAAATCTACGCTTGTTCTATTAAAAGGTGAACAAGCGATTGAAATTACAGAATCTGGCGCTTACAAAATTAAAATTGGTGATGGGGTTAAAACATTTGCTGAATTGCCATATGCGACTATGACACCAGAAGAAATCTCTGCACTGATTGGTGATGGTTCAGTACAGAACGTAACTCTTGCTTCCGGTACTAACAACGGTACATTAAAACTGACTGTAGATGGAACAACTACAGATAATATTGCGGTAAAAGGATTAGGAAGTGCTGCATATACAAATACTTCTGCTTATGCAACTGCCGCACAGGGTACTCTTGCTACAAACGCAGTCCGTAAAGTAGTTTCTGGCACTGCGAACGGTACAATCTCTGTAACAACAGGAACTGGAGCAGCAACAGATATAGCAGTAAAAGGATTGGGATCTGCTGCATATAAAGGAGCTGGAGCTTCACAGGGACAAGTTCCTGTAAATGGAGCCGCTCTTGGAACGACAGCCAATGTTCCTGTAGTAACAAATACTTCCGGACAGTTAGTTCCGCATGCCTCTGGTGCTCTTGGTTCTGCCGCATTTAAAGGTGCCGAGACATTTGCAACAGCTGCACAAGGTGCTAAAGCAGATAAATCAGTTCAGTCTGTATCTATTACTTCTGGAACTAATAACGGCACAATTAAATTAACTGTTAACGGCAATGCTACTGACAATATTGCTGTTAAAGGGCTAGGTTCTGCTGCTTACACAGCTTCAGGTGCCTATGCTACATCCGCTCAGGGTGCAAAAGCAGACGCGGCTATGCCAAAAGCCGGTGGTACATTCACAGGTACAGTAACGCTTGCAGCCGATCCAACTGATGCTTTACAGCCAACAACAAAACAGTATGTAGATGCCAAAATTTCAAGTTCTATTGCTGCTTCTGATGCAATGGTGTTTAAAGGAACACTTGGAACTAATGGTACTGCTACTGCTCTTCCTACATCTTCTGTTGTAATAGGCGATACATATAAAGTAATTACTCAGGTTTCTGTAGCTGCTGATAATTCTTATACAGGAGCTGCTGTGACAGCTAAGGTCGGTGACTTAGTAGTCGCTATGTCAAAGGATCCAAAATGGATTGTTGTACCATCTGGTGATGAAATCGTTACTACTGTTAAGTATTCCACTACAACACAGAATCTTACAACAAGTGCTAAGTCTGGAGAGATTACAGTAGGTGAAGCTGCTACAAAACAGGTAGATTCTTCTATCGCAGCCGCTTCTACTTCTACTAAGCTTCCAACTTCAAAAGCTGTTGCCGCTTTTGTTGAAGGAAAAGGTTACAAAACAACTGACCAGAAAGTAAAGAATACTCTTAATACTACTGCAAAGGCTTATGTAACTGGTACTACAAGTGCAACAACTGGTATTGGAGAACAGGTATTTGATACAGGTGTATATCTTGATACAACTGCTGGGAAACTTGTTGCTACTACTTTTGCAGGTGCTCTTCAGGGTAACGCAACGACTGCTACTTCTGCGGCTGCTTGTACAGGTAATGCTGCTTCTGCAACAAAACTTGCAGCATCAAGAAATTTCTCTCTTACTGGAGGTGCCGTTGCTGATGCTGTAGCATTTAACGGTGGAGGAAATGTTGCTCTTAGTGTTAAAAGTTTAAATACTGATTATTTAACTAATGGAGCCAATACTCTTATTTTAAATTGTGGGACATCTGTTTAAATGAAAGTGGCCTCTTTTATGAGGCTGCTTTACTAAATATGAAAATTATAGATTATATCTATTTAAATAAAAATTAAAAAAGGGAGGTGCACAATGGGAGAACAAAATCTCAATATACGAATCAAACATAAATATGATACGGAAGCTAATTGGAATAAAAATAATCCTGTTCTTTTAAGTGGAGAAATAGCAATTACAAGTGATAAATTCGGTAAACATAAAGTGGGAGATGGTACGCATAAATGGTCAGAACTCTCTTATGTAAAAGCTGATCTTACAAAAAGCGATGTAATAAGCGCTCTTGGCTATACGCCTCCTTCAAGTGACACTTGGCGAGGTATTCAGGATAATCTAATAAGCAGCTCTACAACTGAGTCTCTATCTGCTGCACAGGGTAAAATATTAAAAGAGTTAGTTGACGGGAAAGCTCCGTCTTCACATACGCATACTAAAAGTGAAGTCGGATTAGGCAACGTTGACAATACTGCTGATGCCACAAAAAGTGTTAAATATGCTATTTCTGCAGGTAGCGCATCATCTGCCGCTGCTCTTACTTCTAATGCTGGATCATCAACTCAGCCAGTATATTTCTCAGGTGGTAAACCAGTAGCTTGTTCATATACACTTGGTAAGTCAGTGCCTGCAGATGCATTATTTACCGATCATACTTATGGAAACATGAAGGGTGCTACTTCTTCTTCTGCCGGAAGTGCTGGTCTTGTTCCTGCACCTAATATAGGAGAACAATTAAAGTTTCTTCGTGCAGATGGTGCATGGGTAATCCCTACAAATACGACATATTCTGTAGGTACATCAAGTTACTTAGGAATAACTAAGCTTTATACTGAAACTGGGTCGGCTACAGATGGTACCATGACTCAAAATGCTATTACAACTGCTCTAAATGGGAAATCTCCTACCTCTCATACGCACAATTATGCAGGAAGTTCTAGTTCTGGTGGTGCTGCAAACTCCGCAAATAAACTAGCAACTGCTAGAACCGTATCTGGTGGAACTGACATCACGCTAAGTTTTAACTATGATGGTAGTGGTAACTCCTCTGCAAATATCGGATTTTATAGTTCGTCTGCGAGTGTAGGCGACAAAAACAATTATCCATTCCATCGATTCGCAAAACTGGATACTATTGCTGCAAGCTATTCAGATAAATCAACCACATTCTTTATCTCACAGGATTATAGTGGTGGTGGCTTCGGTATTGTACGAATTGTATTACGTACGAATAACAGCAGCTTAGCATCGACAGTTGAAGTAAAATGGCTGGTTCGTTGTGGCTTAAGTGCGGATAGCGTACAAGTCGGAATTTACAATGTTTTTGGAAAGACTTACGCAGATGCCTTCTTTAAAACAGGAGGATCGTATGCTGGAACTTGTTTCCGTACACTTGCAAGTGGTGCGCGTGGTGGTATCAGCAGAACTTGGGTGCTGGTCAATTCTTCAGAAGTAAGTGGAACCTCTGCAACAGATGCAAAAACATCTACCGAGTGTTATGCTACTATTGCAGCTGCTGGTACCGCACTTCATAAACAAGCATATAGTAGTATCGTTTCTGGTACTGATAGCGGTACTGCATCTTATGCGAATAGTGCTGGCAGTGCAAATTCTGTTGCTTGGGGTAATGTTACAGGTAAGCCATCTACATTCGCACCATCATCTCATACTCATAACTATGCAGGATCCTCTTCTGCTGGCGGTGCTGCTACATCAGCAAATAAATTATCCACACCTAGAAAAATTGGTAACGCATCTTTTGATGGTACTGCTGATATTACCTTATCTCAGATGGGACTTAATGTTCCTGTTGAAATTACAAAAGCTAACTATCTTGCAAAAAAGAAAGCTGGAACTTTAAATGCAAATACCTATTACAATGTTATTGATGAATATGATTCTGCAAATGTTATTAACGACTCATCTGTAACAGCCAACAGTGCGTTTTCAAGTACTAAATCAGAAAAAACATATGCGAAGAAAAGTACACTTGTTAATACTACTCTCACAGCAAGTAAATGGACTGGATCTTCTGCTCCATATAGTTATGTATTATCCGTATCTGGAGTAACTTCTTCAAATATTGTAGAAATAGATTATGCTTCTAATGCTTCATCTGCTGCTATTGAAGCTTATCAAAATGCAATGTTAGCTGACGGAGGACAGACTACAAATCAAATTACTATAAAAGCAACCGAGAAACCAACTGTAGATATTCCCATTACTATTGTTATAAGAAATGATTTATAAAAGGAGGCGATAACATGGCAATTTATAAAGGTGAACAATGTCTTGCCGGAGTTGGTAAGAATGCAACTATTAAAATTGGTACTGCTAAAACAGGTACTTCGGCTGCGGTAACTAATTCTGGTACTGATACAGATGCTATATTGAATTTTACATTACCTAAAGGTGATCAGGGAGTTGGAATTTCAAGTGTTATCCCTCATTATCTTGCAAGTCCTAAATCGCAGGGAGTGACCAGATCAACTACTGGATGGGCGACTTCCGCTCAAGTTATGACATCTACAAATAAATATTTGTGGTGTTATCATGAATTTGTTTTGACAAACAATAATCATTTGTATACAGATGCAACCGTTATAGGTGTTTATGGAGATAAAGGTGATCCGGGTACAACTGATTACAATGGATTGAAGAATAAACCGGTCGTTAATGGAGCTGTAACTGCTTATCAGTCAGATATTATGAAATCTCAGTTGAGAAATGTGACATTCTCTACTGAAGAACCTAAGACAACTGATGGTAAACCTGGTGATATGTGGGTGGTGTATGGCGATGAGTAATATTAAAACTGGTGATATTTTAAACTTTGATTATACTGGTACTGTCCAAACTGTAACACTTCCTAAAGGTACATATAAGTTGGAGTGTTGGGGTGCTCAAGGAGGATACAGTTCTTCTAATTCAGGAATAGAGGTTGGTATGGGCGGAAAAGGTGGATACTCCGCTGGAACTATTACACTAAACCAAAAAACACTTATATATATTTATACTGGTGGAGTTGGTAGCATAAGTGGCAACGGTAAAGCAGATGGTGGATTTCCTAATGGTGGTTCATCTTGGGCTTCCAGCACAAGCGAAGGTGCTGGTGGTGGCGGTGGATCATCCGATATCCGTATTGGTACCGATTCATTGTATGCTCGTGTTATCGTAGCCGGAGGTGGCGGAGGTGGCGGTGAAGACAACGAAACTGGCGGATATGGTGGCGGTGAAACTGGCGGAACTTCAGGTTCTGGAACACCTGGTAGTCAAACTGCTCCAAGTGGATATTTTGGAATCGGTGGTCATACTTCCTATGATGGTGGAGGTGGTGGCGGTGGATGGTATGGTGCTTATCCAGCCGGTGGTCAAACAACTCCAGCTACCGGTAGCAGTGGAAGTGACACATCTGGCTCTCCTGGAGGATCTGGTTACGTTTATACTTCTGCTACAGCCTCTAATTACCCGTCAGGTTGTTTATTAAACTCTTCTTATTACTTATCTGCTGCTAAAACCATAGCAGGTAACACTTCTTTTACATCTCCCACAGGTTCATCTGAGACAGGGCACTCTGGGAACGGCTATTGTCGAATTACTGTTATTGAATGCAAGAATACGGCGCTATATACCAGAATAAACAATTCAATGAAAAAGGCTACTGCTTTTTATTTCAAATTAAATAATAACAAAATGTACGGCGTTGGATCTGCTAATTATAATGGTTCTGTTATGAATTTTGATTATACTGGTTCGGTTCAAACTGCTACATTGGCTCCTGGTACATATAAACTTGAATGCTGGGGCGCTCAAGGTGGGAATGGATCATCTAATGGTAATTCTAATATAAATGCAGTTGGTGGTCTTGGTGGATATAGTGTTGGCACCATTACATTAAGTAAAACACAAAAAGTATATATATATTCTGGTGGAAAAGGACAAACTAAATCAAATACCGGTAGCTATTCTACTGTTAATGGTGGATTTAACGGCGGTGGGTCAAATTATACTTGTGGTTCCGGAGGTTCTGGTGGCGGTGGATCGGATATAAGGATCGGAACTGATTCATTATATGCAAGAGTAATTGTTGCAGGCGGCGGTTCTGGAACAGGATGGACAATTAAAGGTGCCGCTGGCGGTGGAATATTAGGCTTATCAAACTATAATTCATCTTACAATAGTACTCAAACAGCAGGAGGAATAGCTTATACTTCAGCTTACAATATAATGCCCACAGCTGGCACTTTTGGTATAGGTGGCAATGGTTCCGGTTCTTCAGAAGGCGGTTCTGGCGGTGGAGGCGGCTGGTATGGCGGTGGTGGAGCCGGATATACGGGCGGTTCTAGTGGTGGATCAGGTTATGTCTACACTTCTGTCACTGCTTCAAATTATCCAAATGGTTGTTTACTTAACTCTTCTTATTATCTTTCTAATGCTCAAACTATTGCCGGAGATCAATCGTTCCCTGCTCCTTCTGGTTCTACAGAAACTGGTCATTCTGGTAATGGACATGTAAAAATCACTAAATTATCAGATGTAATATATCTTACTCATGCTAAGAACAACATAATGGATTTTAATTATACAGGTTCAGTACAATCTAAAACTCTAAAACCAGGTACGTATACAATAGAATGCTGGGGTGGCCAAGGAGGAACTTACAGTAGTTACATAGGCGGATACGGTGGTTATTCCAAGGGTACTATTACTCTTACTGAAGCAACTACTGTTTATATATCTGTTGGTGGGGCTGGATCTTCCTCTTCTACTGCTGCAGGATTCAATGGTGGAGGAACTGGTATTTCTTCTGGTAGAGGTGGTGGAGGAGCTACAGATGTTCGTATAGGTCAAAATTCTCTATATTCAAGAGTTATCGTAGCCGGAGGTGGCGGCGGAGCTGGTGTAACAAGTGCCAATGCTAATCCTTGTGGTTGTGGCGGTGGAGAATATGGTGGAGATGGATATTACAATGATACCACTGGTTCTTATACTATAGGTCAAAATAGATGTGGTGGTAGTGCCTCACAAACTGCAGGTGGCAAAACATGGAGCACGAGCACTCAGGCTACTTTTGGTCAAGGCGGAAATGCTTCAGGCTACTCTTGTGGTGGTGGCGGAGGCGGCTGGTATGGCGGTGGTGGAGCCTATGACAGTGATTCTGACTCTGATGGACGTTGGGGTGGAGGAGGCTCAGGATATGTTTATACCTCTTCTACAGCTAAAAATTACCCTAACGGATGTCTACTAAATTCTACTCATTATCTCACAAATGCTCAGACTATCGCAGGAAACACTTCTTTTACTTCTCCTACAGGATCAGCAGAAACTGGTCACACAGGCAGTGGATTCTGCAGAATTACAAATTTGAACCCAACACAATATGGATTATACGTAAAAACGAACTCTGGTTGGAAACACATAGATTTATAAAAGGAGGGCTTAACTATGCCGATTATATTTCACGGAACAGGTAGTGGCGGCTCTGCTAAAAAACTAAAAACCGCACGAACTATTAATGGTACGAATTTTGATGGTACAGCTAATATTACTACTGCTAATTGGGGAACAACAAGAACCGTTACTGTAGGAAATACAAGTAAATCTGTAAATGGATCTGGAAACGTAAGTTGGTCGTTAGCTGAAATAGGTATTCATCTTTCAACAACGGAACCTGCAGCTAGTGACGGAAAAAATGGAGATATTTGGATTACTTATGAATAAAAGACTGAAAGGAAGGTGAGGCTTATGGCTTGTAGTAATGGATGCGGAACTTCTTGTTCTACTGACTGCACTCATTCATCATCTGGTGGATGTGGTGGTTCTTGTGGTGGTTCTTGCTCTACTAACTGTACTGGTGGATGTTCTGGATATTGTGATGGAACTTGTAAGGGAGGTTCAGGAAGTACTTGTTCTGACTGTACTGCCAAATGTGCTAATGACTGTACCGGAGCTTGTACAAATGCTTGTGTAACCGGATGCACTGGCTGTGGGAACAACTGTGATGGAGACTGTACAAGCGCCTGTGCTCAAAGGTGCTCTAATGATTGCAATGCTGCATGTACTGCTACTTGTGCTTATGATTGCGAACATACTTGCACTGCTTCTTGTGCCAACGACTGCACCAGTTGTGGTGGATCTTGCTCAAGTAATTGCTCAGGAAATTGTGATTCCGGTTGTTATACTGGTTGTTATGGTTGTGATTCTACCTGTTCTGGTGGTTGTTCTGGCACTTGTAATACTACTTGCACTACCACTTGCGCCAATGACTGCACTGGCGGGTGCAAAGGAACCTGTACAGGTGGATGTGGTGGTTCTTGTGATAATTCATGCGGCTTTTCTTGTGAAGCTTCATGTGATAATAATTGTACTGCTGTTTGTTCTGTATCTTCTGTGTACGGTGGAAACTCAGAAAAGAGTGTATTGAATTTTGCTTATACAGGTAAAGCTCAATCTGTAACCCTTGAGCCTGGAAAATATGTTCTTGAATGCTGGGGAGCACAGGGAGGTTATCGTTCTAATTCTAGTTATGGTGGAAAAGGTGGCTATTCTACAGGAACTTTAACATTGACTCAAAAAACTACTATATACATATATGTCGGTGGATCTGGAAATTCTGTTACATCAGCATCAAATTCAATCTATCCCGGAGGTTTCAATGGTGGTGGATATAGATACAATTATAAAGGTGGTGGTGGCGCTACTGATATTCGTATTGGAAGTGCTTCTTTATACGCCCGTGTTATCGTTGCAGGCGGCGGTGGTTCTGATGGTAGTCCTAATTATAGTGGTGGGTATGCAGGTGGTGTATCTGGTACTAGGGGAAATTTTGGATGTGGTTCATATGGATATGGTGGATCTCAAACTGCTTCATATTCATCTTTAAGTGCTATTAATTCACAAGGCACCACAAACTCTTCTTCTAATTGTGCTGCTGGTTTTGGTTTCGGTGGTTTTGGATGTTATTACGCTTCAGGTTATGGTGGAGCCGGTGGCGGAGGATGGTACGGTGGACAAGGTACTTATCCTGATGGTTCTGGAGATGATGATGGCGGTGGCGGTGGCGGTTCTGGTTACGTTTATACTTCCTCTTCTGCTTCTAACTATCCTCAAGGTTGTCTTCTAAATTCATCTTACTATCTTTCTGATGCTTCTAATTTATCTGGCAATGAATCTTTCAAATCTCCTTCTGGTGCTACAGAAACTGGTCATTCTGATAATGGCTATTGTAGGATTACCTGTTATGTCAAAAAGAAAACTCTACATTGTAAAATGAACAATGAAATTAAAAAAGCAGCTCCAGTATTTATGAAAATGAACAATAAAATTTATGATGCTGGCGCTAATGCTGTAATGGATTTTGCTTATACAGGAACAGCTCAAGCTATATCACTTCCAAGAGGAAAATATATTATAGAATGCTGGGGCGCTCAAGGCGGTTCATATAGTAGTTATTATGGTGGTGCTGGAGGATATTCTGTCGGAACCATAACTCTAACTAAAAATTCTACGGATTTATATATTTATGTTGGTGGACAACCAGAAGCTACAACTTCAACAGGTGAAACACCTGGTGGATTTAACGGAGGAGGAAAAGGTTGTTCAAGAACTTATAATTATAGTAGTTATGGACAAGGTGGCGGCGGTGCAACCGATGTTCGTATAGGAAAAAATGATCTTTATGCTAGAGTTATTGTCGCTGGTGGCGGCGGAGGTTCATCATCAGAAAATTCGCTTACAACAAAATATGGCGGTGGAACTACTGGTGGTTCTTCTGCTTCTGGATATGGAGCTACACAAACTGCTGCAGGTACAAATGGTTCGTTTGGTCAAGGTGGTTCTGCAACAACTTCTGGAACTAATTATAATTATGGTTCCGGCGGTGGTGGAGGTGGATGGTATGGTGGTGGTGCATGTTCTGATTATAGTGACAGCACTAACTACCAAGGCTATAATGGCGGAGGTTCAGGATATGTTTACACTTCAGCTACTGCTGCTAATTATCCAAGTGGTAATTATGTAAATTCTTCTTACTACCTTACCAATGCGCAAACTATAGCAGGAAATCAATCATTTAAATCACCTGATGGAACAAATGAAACAGGCCATACCGGAAATGGTTTCTGTCGAATCACCCGTAAATCAGGAAAAATATTTGTAAAACAAAACGGATCATGGATCAAAGTGTAATGCTTTGGTCCATGTTTAAATTACAGGAGGAATTGTTATGAAACTTATTTTAAAAGATGGACAAGAACTAATTATTACTCGTGCTAACGATACATATTCATATGAAGGATATAAAGATGGGTTGGGAAATGATATGAATAGAAATATCGTGGCTACTATTTCTATCTTCAATTCTGATAAATCTTTAAACACTATTAAGGATATGATTACTGATGAAAATAGAACAGGTTTTAAAATTATTTATGGGAATACCCAGAAAGATTATACTGGAATGAAAATTGAAAGTATTTCAGAAGAAATCTCCAATGAAAGAAGTGTTATTAATATCTCATTAGCTACAGATAAAACCATAGCTCCTACTGAGACCACTGAAACAACAACAGAAAAAACTAAAGAAGAAACTAAAGAAAAAACGGAAACAGCTTCTGATAAATAATTAAGAATGAAAGGAATATAAGGATATGAGAAAAATAATCGTAAAGGTTGATAAAGAAAAAGCTACAGAGCTTGAAAGAGTTAATTTTGAATTAAACTTCGTAAAAGACATTGTACAGAGAGTTATTGAATCACATCCAAGCGATTTAGAACTCATCAATGGAGATACTCTTATGTCTTACAATAAACGTGGTGCAGAATTACAGAGAAAGTATGCTGCTCTTGCAAATGAGATGGCAAAGGAATACATCCCAGAATACCTCGAAGGTCATCAGTATAGTTGGATTATTCCAAATAATTCTGACGAAATGACTATTACTATTAAATGTAATTGTGAGATTCCAGAATTAGAGGGAATAGCATGAAAAGGACAGAACAATATTCGGACCAGATAGCTAGACTTTATCCATCTAAGAAGGTAAAAACCGATGACGGACAAAGAATATTAACACAGAGTATCACTTTTCAAGTAACTGATGATTGCAACCTTGCGTGTCTATATTGTTACCAAGGACACAAAGGAAAAAATCGAATGTCGTTTGAAACAGCTAAGAAATTCTTTGATTTAGTTGTATCAGGTGAAAAAGGTTTTAAATCTTATATCAATCCAGAGAAATCTCCTGGATTGGTTGTAGATTTCATTGGAGGAGAACCCTTTCTTGAGATAGAGCTTATAGATCAAATCTGTACTTATATTATGGATAAACTCATAGAGTTGGATCATCCTTGGGCCATGAAAACTATGTTCTCTATTTGTTCAAATGGTGTTTTATACAGAGACGAAAAAGTACAAGCATTTCTTCGTAAGTGGGCCAATAGATTATCTTTCTCAGTTACTATTGATGGGAATAAAGAATTACATGATTCCTGTCGAGTTTTTCCAGATGGTGGTCCAAGTTATGACATAGCTGTCGATGCTGCGTCAGATTGGATGAAACGTGGAAATCATATGGGAAGCAAGATCACAATTGCTCCGGGCAATATCAGCTTTCTATACGATGCTATTAAGCATATGGTCGATCTTGGATATGATGAAATCAATGCCAATTGTGTATATGAAAAGGGTTGGACACCTGTACATGCAACTGTTCTTTATGATCAAATGAAACGTATATCTGATTATTTCTTGGAACAGAATTTTGATTTTGAACGTGATTTCTTCTGTTCCCTTTATAATGAAGACTTCTTTCAGCCTAAAGATCCTGATGATTTACAAAGTTGGTGTGGAGGCGTTGGTAATTCAATGATTGCTTGCGATCCTCAAGGTCGCATATTTCCATGTATCAGATATATGGAATCTTCTCTTAATGGAGAGCAAGAACCGTACTCTATTGGTGATGTAGATAATGGTATAGGATGCACAGAATGTTATAAATGCAGAATTAATTGTATGGCAAAAATAGATAGAAGGACACAGAGTACAGATGAATGTTTCTATTGTCCTATAGCTGCAGGATGTTCTAATTGTTCTGGTTATGATTATCAAGTGAATGGTACTCCTGACTCAAAAGCTACTTATATATGTGTTATGCATAAAGCTCGTGCTCTTGGGAATCTGTATTTCTGGAATAAATATTATAGAAAAAATAATATGAGTAAGCGAATGAAAAACTATGTGCCAGATGAATGGGCGCTTGAGATTATTTCTGAATCAGAACTTAATATGTTGAAAGAACTTGAAAGAGAGGATTAAAAGCCTCTCTTTTTTATTGACTAAAAGGAGGCTTGATATTATGGCAGAAATTAAAGGAATTGATGTTTCCAGATGGAATGGAAACATCGACTGGAAAACTGTTGCTAGTTATGGAATGGGCTTCGCTATCCTAAGAATTACAGAAAAAGGAAATATTGTTGATAGCACATTCGAACCTAATTATAAAGGCTGTATTGAGAATAAAATTCCTGTTGGAGTCTATAAATACAGCTATGCTACTACTATTGCTCAAATTAAAAATGAAGCAAATGTAGTTATTAAAACATTGAATAAAAGAAAACTGGATTATCCTGTGTTTCTTGATATAGAGGATAAATGTCAGGAGAATTTATCTGACAGTTTAATGATGAAAATGATTGAAGCATTTAGAGCTATTATTGTCAAAGCTGGATATAAATTTGGTATTTACTGTGGTTATTCTTGGTATCAGTATCAACTACCAGAAGGTGCTAAAAAGTACGATGTATGGACAGCAAGATATCCTAATAATGATACCGGTGAATTACAGGAAAGATTAAGAGTTCCTGCTTCTACTGGTGTTATTGGATGGCAATACTCTAGTAAGGCAACCATTCCTGGTATTCCAACAAAAACCGATCGAAGTGTATTCTATAAAGACTATTCTAAATCTTCTACTACTTCTACAGACTCTCCCAAACCAACAACTACACAAGGAAGTGATACTATGAATAAAGATAAAGCTATTGATGCTCTTATTGCTTGCGCTGAAAATGAGGTTGGATATTTAGAGAAGAAATCTAATTCTCAGCTTGATGATAAAACTGCAAATGCAGGTTACAATAACTACACTAAATACTGGAGAGACGTATATCCTCAGTATCAGGCACAGGCTTGGTGTGCAGCGTTTGTGAGTTGGTGCATGATGAAAACATTCGGTCTTGATGTAGCTAAAAAACTCCTTAAACATTGGCCTTATGTATACTGTCCTACTCTTGGAAATCTCTTCACAAAGTATGCAAATCCACAGCGAGGAGACATTGTAATCTTCTATCGTAATGGTACATTTGCTCATACTGGATTAGTAACAAAAGTCGAAGGAGATAAATTTTATACTATTGAAGGTAACACTTCAGGAGGCTCTTCTATTGTTCCAAATGGTGGTGGAGTTTATGCTAAGAGTTATTATAATTCAAATCTCCCTGGGACAAAGTTTTGTCGTCCAGACTATTCTATTGTCACATCCATCTTAACTTCTAACACCTCTTCTACATCATCTCCTGCACCTGTACAGCCATCTTATACTGCATGGGTAGGTTCTTGTACAGCTAATGGAACAGATGTATTCTCAGGCGCTACAGGAGCTTCTAAGTTAAGTACATATCCTAAACTTAATGCAGGTAATCTTGTGGATATCATCGGTGAATCTGGTACAAGATATCAGGTTCGTATCGCTGCAAAATATATAGGGTATGTAGAAAAATCTAACATTAAAAATCCTAATACTCCTGCTGCAACAACTACAAAAAAATATCCATTTGTAGGAAAAGTAACTGCAAGTAAATTGAATGTTCGCAAAAAACCCGGTACTGAACATCCGTTACTTCCAGAGTATCCGATGTTAAATAAAGACAATCTTATTAATGTCCTCGGAGTTACAAAAGATACTCAAGGTGACAGATGGTACAAAGTATCAATTACTCAAAATGAATATGTTGGCTATGTATCAGCCAAATATATTACTAAGGCATAAGGAGGTACGTCATGGGTATTGAACAGATACAGAAAATCCATGAGTTTGGTGAGATCAATGTGATCATATCTTTACTTCTTTGTGCAATGCTTGTTATAGCTTTAAAAGCTGGATGGGAGAAACTTCTTGATGTTCTTGGTCTCGAAACAAAAGCATCTCTACAGAAGAAAGCTTTAGAGAAGAAGTTGTCTGATATGGAACAGAAAATTGCTGATTTTGAGCAGTCTCAACATAATTATCATGACCAGTCCATTAATATCAGAGATAAACTCGAAGATAATCAGAAAGTATTACAAGATGGCATTAATGAACTGAAGACGCTTCTCATCAATAAAGAAATTGATGATATAAGAACAACTATTTTAGATTTCTCTAATGCTGTCATGAACGGCAGAGATTATAACAAAGAACAATACGAACATATTATTGATTTGTATGATAAATATGAAAAAATTCTTGAACAGAATGGGATGACTAATGGTCGTGTTACTGCTTCCATGGAATTCGTATTAAAAAACTATCAAGATTTAATGGACAATGGTTTTAAAAAATAATCCTTACATTTATATGTAGGGATTATTTTTTATGGGGAAGGCTGTATGGAAAATAAATTTTTATCACCTGAAATAAATCAAAAAATTTATGATTATTGTAAAAATACGATTACTGATTCACTGAAATTTTACTTATATATACATATTGTCCCAAAAGAAATAAATTCATATGGACATGATAAGTATTATGTAGGAATTACTTCGAGACATCCTAAAATACGATGGATGAACGGGCTTGGATATAAGACACAAATGTTTTATAGAGCAATTGAAAAATATGGCTGGGACAACATCGAACATAAAATTATTGCCTCAAACTTAAGCCAAACTGAAGCTGAAGAATTAGAAAAAGAAATTATTTTATATTTGAAATCTAATCAACCAGAATATGGATACAATATTGCTTCTGGTGGTATGTTTGTTGGCGGCCACTGTGTAAAAATTGCTCAATATGACTTAGATGGAAATTTTATTAAATCATATCCCAGCATAGGAAATGCTGCATTAGAAATAAATCAAAATAAAGAGAGTGGTGGAATACGTTGGGCACTATCTCAAGAAGGCCGTACATGGAAGGGATTTATGTGGAGAGAATATGAAGAAGATCCTATACCCAAAATAGAACCATATATACCTTATGATTGTCGTACTCCGGTTTTACAATATGATTTATATGGTAATTTTATTAAAGAGTGGGATAGCTTAAAGGAAGCATCTGATTATTATAATACGTATTGTATCTCTAATGCGTGTAGACAACTAGCTCCTACTGCTGTTGGGTTCCAATGGAAGTATAAAAGTGATGATAGACTTATAGAGGATATTCATAATAATACCAATAAGAAAATAATTTATGTATACACATTAGATGGTCAATTTATAAACCAATATGAAAGTATTAGTGAAGCTGTACGACAACTAAATATTCCAATAAACAGAACATGTTTGGATGTATCTCATTGTTATGCTGATATTCGGAAAAATTCTTCACATGGATATAGATGGTGCGATACATATTATGATAAATTACCACCACTATTACAACGTGGGAAACCTATTATTCAACTTAACAATAATAAGCAAATTATAAATATATTTAATAACATGAATATGGCAACTAATGAAACATCAGAAAGCCGATCA